TATACGCTGAACCCCGGTGACTCGCTGGAAGGCCAGCCGACCGAGGTGGTGAATATCGCCAACGCGCTGTGGACTCCGGCGGTTGTGGAGGCTTACAAAGCGGCGAATCCGGTGGTTGAAGCCGTTCAGCCTACCGAGTAATGCAAACCGACACTAACAACAGCAGCGGAGTTGGTATTTCTCTAGCGACCGCTGCCGCTGCTGGTGCGGTCTCATTCCTTCCTCAACTAACTCAGTGGTTCCAGCTTGGAGCCGCTGTTTTAGCGTTTATCGCAGCATCAATCGGTCTGTATAAAACCTTTAAAAAATGAACTGGAAAACTACTCTTGCTGGTGTTGGCGCAATCATGGTTGCCGCTGGCGGTGCTTTAAAATCTCTGTTCGATGGTGACCCCACTACCAACATTGATTTTGCTGCGACCATTGCGGCTGTGACCATTGGCTTTGGTTTGATCGCTGCCAAAGACGCTGACAAAAAGCCCGAGTGAATTTTATCGAACAGATCGTTACCGCTCTGCTCAAGTGGTTGACTGGTTTTGTTCAAACTCCACCTACAGTTGAAGACGCAAAACGAGATCCAGACCTCAAAAAGAAGTTGCTGGATCGTATTGCTGACTCTAATCGCTAGTTGCGGTTGTGGGTCTCGCGTGGTTATGGTGCCTCACGGTGAGCCGGTGAGGCTTGCTGAGAGCGTTAAAGCCAAAGTATGGGTCAAAGGAGCAGACGGCGTTTCCGTTCGCTCCAGCAACCGCATAACGCTTCCCGAAGGTTGGTACGCATTGCCGAAAGACTGATATGTCACAACAAGTTATCAATGTCGGATCAACCGCAAACGACAACAACGGTGATACGTTGCGCGGGAGTTGGATCAAAGCTAATGACAACTTTACGGAGTTGTATAGTGCGCTCCCGTTGGTTTCTCCAACAGCGTGGACTCCCGCTCTCACAGATTCCGGTGGTGGTCGCACGTTTGCGTTTACTACTAACACGGCTCGTCATACTTCTATTGGTTTTGTCAGCACGTTTACTGTTGATCTGACGATCAATTCCGTTACTGGTAGTGCGACCGGCAACCTTCGATTGACTCTCCCTGATCCGGTATTGTACGAAGCAGCGTTTGCTGTCTGGCTCACTAATGGAACCAATCAAGCCAAGACTGCTGTGATCGCTAGAGCCATTAACGGCACTAGCTATTGCGAACTTTCAGCGTTTGAAACCGGATCTGCATCTAGTCTTGCTGGTCACCTACAAGCAACCTCCCGACTCATTGTCAGTGGCACTTACTTCACTTCGTGAATCTAATCGCAACCAGTCTCCAGTTGGGGATGTCTGTGCTACAGAGCGCGATGGGAAACCCGTCGTTTCTTTGGCAGGGAGTGCTGGTGCGCTGTCTTCCTGCTGCGATTACTGACGCTAACTCGGTTATCTCCGGTGGGTTTCAGGACAACGTACAAGCGAGAGTGTTGGTTAAGTTCTCCGACTGGCGGTTGGCTGACTCCACGCTAGTGACTGTTGACGCTGCGGTCTGGTCTTGTGATGTAGGAGCAAATGTTGACCGGCTCTTGCAGGAGAGCGGCAGTTTGCTGCTCCAAGAGAACACTGACCGCTTGCTGCTGAATTTCGGGAAGATGATTCCGGTGGTGGGAAGGCTCCTTACTTACGATGGTCGCCAGATGCGGATTGTGTCTGCAAAACGAGATGCAAGTGGAGGGTTTTACATTCTAGACCTAGCCGCAAAAACCAAATGACTCCAACCATCACATTTGATACATCGCGTTTTCAGTTGGCTTGGAGAAAATACCTCGCTTCTACATCACGAAGCCTTCCCGCTGCTTGCAACTCAAGGATGTTTTACCTGCTTGTGCGGGTGTATTTGATTTTGTCGCCTCAGTCTCCGGTTGAAAAACGAAAACAATTCCGCGCGGCATTGTACCAAAAGGTGTCAGTCAAGGGATCAAAAGGCAGAGAAGTCGAAAGAATCTACGCGATTGTTAACTCAAAACGAAGACCGGGATTGTACGGCGAAAAAATGCGGATGGCCGCAAAAAAGGTTTTAAGCCGAACAATTGGTGGCGTTGGATACCTCAGGGCAATGACTGTCCGAGGAATTAGAAGGTTTCAAGGGTTTAAACAATTTGGAACAAAGAGCCTTAAGACCGGCAAGTACAACAGCGCAAACAAAGCAGCAATTGCCCTTTCGGCAGAATACAACGCAAAGCAGGAATCGGTTGCGATTTACCGCGCGAGTCAGGTGAAAGCTATTTCAAGCAGGGCGCAGGAAGGTTACTCGCCAGTAGCGTCCGTTGAAATTTCTGGGGCAAGCGTCCCTGTGATAGGTGGTAGCGTTTACTCAGTGTTGAACCCTGCTTTTACCCGTTCACTTGCGGACGAAACTTTGGAAATGGAAAAGCACTGCATGGGATTGCTGGTAGATGCGGCTAACAAAGAATTGGTGCAAAATGGATTTCAGGTGAACGAATGAACGCTGTTTCCCTAAGAACTGAACGCGCCATTGCTGATTGGCTTGCTGCTCTAGATTGGTCCGATTCACCAATCGGAACACCGACGTGCCTTACAAGCTTTGGTCACGGGGCAAATTCAGATCCTGACTTAGAGGATTCCATGCCGTCTTATCCACGCATTGTCGTTAACGTGACGCGATCTACGCCGGTAATGCCTACGGATACAACCTGCGAAATGGAAGTTAGAGTTGACTTGCAACTCTCCGCAGACGACACAGGAGAAAGTTCAGTTCTCAAAATCGTCGAAATTTTTGATTCAGCCCTGCAAGATTTGTTCGTTGAAAATGGTTCGTTGATTTTGAGCGTAGGTCAGTCTAACGAAAACGGTCCATTTACGGCCCAATTTGCGTTTCCAACAGATTTTGGGTCGACTGACATTCAAGATCGCTCTAGGGTTTTTTCAAGAACATTTACACTTTTTGCGTCCGCAACAACTTAACAAACAACTTACATGGCTAACGTCCAAGGCAAAAAATACATTTACGGATCACCGGCTACGCTTGCCCTTTATCTATCCACAAATGGCGCAGCAGTTATGACTGGATACGTTTCTCCAGATATGGAGTCGTACGATTTATCTCATGAATGTGACACCGAAGAAATTAAGGATTCCACTGGCGAAGTCGTTGGTCACGTTGCATACAACAACCGATTAACGCTTACCGTAAATTTTGTTCCAGCAAGTGCCACAAGCGTTGCTCTTGCAAAATTAACCGCTCAACTTCCCGATGCTAATGGAACGTGCGTAATTACTGGTGCGCCCGTTATTGTTGCTGGTGGCTACGCAGACGCTCTCAACGCTGATACAAATAATCGCTGGATTTACGCTGGTGGAGGTTCGATCAAGACAACCAACACCGGTAAAGCGACTGGCACAATTACGCTTAAACGCTACACTGGAATTACCGCAACTGGTACCGCGACTGCTCTTGGAACTTGAGCGTTTTAAATTCAATTTTAAGTTTAGGTCATAAAGGTCCACCGAAAGTTCTTGGGGTTTGCCTTAAAACTTTTTGCGTGGGCCATGCCCTAGCTTTGCACAGGCTGGAATCTCCTGTGATTTTTGGCGGCTCTATCACCTTGCCCGACTTGATTGAAGCCGTCGCGATTTGTGCGGAAGACCCGTCTCAAGCGGAACGAATGATTACCTCAAGGTTTCGATGGCTTTTGTTTAAACTTTGGTCGTTTAGGTTGCGCCGAATGAATCTGTTGGTTGAAAAATTGAAGTTTGAAAAATGGATTTCATCTCAGTCCAACGCGCCAGAAATTATTCACGATGGAGCAAAAAAGTCTAAAAAGTTGTCAATGCCTTGGCCTGAGCGAATTTTAATCTCATTGATGGATCTTGGCTTTCGCGAAGAAACCGCGCTTAGAATGGCAGTTATAGATGCGGAGCGGCTTGTCCTTGCCCACGCTGAAATGCACGGGCAAGTAGAACTTTGGTCAGAGGAACAAGAAGCACTTTGGGAATACGCTCAAAGCAGTAACTGAAACTAACCATGGGAATTTTTTCAATTCTAGCAAAGATTGGCGTTGACCTAACGGATCTTAACATTGGTGTCAAAAAGGCTGAAAGCCTTGGAAAGCAGATGTCCAAGAGCTTTAAAAGCGACGCAGCCTCAGCATTTGCATCAGTATTTGCTGTTGATAAGTTAGCCTCATTTGGAAAAGCGGCTTTAGACTTAGGCGGAAAACTTACTGACCTTTCGGACCAGCTTGGAGTTTCGGTTGAATTTCTTCAGGAAATGAAGTACGCCGCTGAAACAAGTGGTTCTTCGCTAGACGACATGGCCGCTGCATTGCAACAAATTTCTGTTGCTCGTTCTAAAGCACTATCAGGTGATTCAGGAATAATAGAAAGTTTTGAGCGGTTGGGGATTTCCGCAGAGGAAATAAAATCAGCAAAACTTGAGGATCTTTTTGCAAAAATGGCAAGATCGTTTGAGGGAGACG